TGCTCCTCTGCGGACCTTCGCTCAAGCGCACCTTCACCGAATACACCCGCTTCAGCACCGGCGCGACCTCGAACGCCCTCAGCATCCGCACGTTCAACACGTCGGCCGAGGCCAAGAAGATCGTCAGTGCTGTGAACGTGTTTGAAGGCGACTTCGGCACGCTCCGTCTGTTGCCCTCGCTGTATCTGCGTCAAAACAACTCCAGCGACACGGCGAAAAACTCGTCCGGTCTGGTGCTCAACATGGATCAGTGCGAAGTCCGCTTCGCCAAGCGTCCGGCCATGCGCGAACTCCCTGACCTCGGCGGCGGCCCCCGCGCGCTGATCGATGCTATCGCTTCGGTCACCTGCTTGGCCCCGCAGTCTCAGGGCAAGTTCACCGCCAACGTGGCGCTCGCAGCCTAATCATTAACCAAGGAAAAAACTTAAAATGAAAGTCTACGAACTGCCCTACGAAAGCAAAGCGGCCTTTGGCTACTCCCATAAGGTCATCCTCGACCACAACGACCTCAGCGACACCGATGACGCCCAGACGATCAATTTGATCCCTGTCGTTGCCGGAACGGTTGTCAAAGCCGCAGCGACAAACCTGACATCCGTGTTTGACAGCTCGGACGCTACGACCATCACCACCACGGTGAAGATTGGTCACAACGACGCGACCGCTGACGACGATGCGTTCATCGCGTCTCAGGAGTTGAACCCCAGCGGAACCGAAGTGTTCTACAAGGTCAACCCCTCTGCGACCCCGTTCGTGTTCACGGAAGGCACGGCAGCCTCGCCCAAGTATATCCAAGCGGCCTTCGCTTGCACTACTGGCGACAGCCTTGCGGATCACAACACCGGCGAGCTGGAGGTCTTCCTCCACATCGCCAACGTCAACGCGCTCTAAGTCAGACCAAGTCTTGAATCACCTGCGGCGTCTCCGGGCGCCGCAGCTTTCAGGATGGCCGACTCACTCTGGACCGGCATCGCCAACGACCTGGGCGATGAGATGGCCCACCTCGTCAAAGAGGAACTCCTCACAGGTTGGAACGCCAAGGCCGTCATGGCCGGCCTTGAGCAGCAGCGCATCGCGCAGGCCAACGAGCGCCTCGAGCAATGCGCCGTCGAAGGCATCGGCCAGCACACCATGAGCATCGACGCCGATGTCTACTGGGCTTGGGAAAAAACCGAACCCGGCTGCTGGGCCGACAAAGGCTGGCGCGACGACTTCAAAAAGCGCCACCCCGAGACCGCCGTCCACTACACCCCGCGCCGCACCACGGTGCTTGTCCCTTAAATGATCAAAGCACCCGACCGCGACAAAATCTCCGAGATCCTCTCGGACATCGATGAAGCCGACGCCGATGGCAGCGGCTACGTCCAGCGCAAGCTCCGCAACTGGAACACCCGCTTCTGCATCTGGGCCGGCCAGACCGACGACGGTCGCAAACACCAAGAAGCCCTCGGCAAGCGCCCATTCCCTTGGGACAAGTCCCTCGATTCTCGCGTTCGCTTGGCCGACACCATTTGCCGGGATCACATTGCGATGCTCACGAACGCCTTCTTCAAGGCGCGCGTCCAGGTCCAGCCCGTCGAGTCCATGGACATCGACAAGCGCAGCGCCGCGGAGTCCGTCCTCAAGTGGCTCCTCTTCCAGCACGTCTTGGATGACCTCCGGCGCGAAGTGCAGCTCGCCGCAAACTTCCGCGAGACCTACGGCCTCGCCGTCATGGCCGTTGACTGGATTCGCACCACCCGCACCGAAATCAAGTCATTCTCCATGGAAGACGCCATGGCCATGCTGCAGGAGTCGCAAGACCCCAACCTGCAAGCCCTCCTCGAGGTCGTCCTCGACCCCGAGCAGGAAGAACTCGCCGCCCAGCTCATGGGCGAAGTCATCCCGGAACTTGGCACCACCGCCAAAGTCCGCCAGTTCCGCGAAAAAGGCTTCGTTGAATGGGAGCAACCCTACGTTTTTGAAAGCCGACCCCAGTGGACCGCGCTCGAGCCTTGGGAAGACATCATCTTCCCTGCCCAGACCTACTCATTACAGCGTGCCGCGTTCGTTGCCCGACGCGAGCTAATGACCGAACCGGAGTTGCGCGAACGTGCCGCTGTAGAGGGCTGGGACGACAAATGGGTCGAGCAAGTCGTGGAGAAGAAAGGCGACATCCGCCGCATCTCGCTGAACCTGCACAGGTCTGACCAGTTCCTTTACGACCACCAGCGCGACATGATCGAGATCTGGCACGTCTACCGCAAGGAACACGACGACCGCACCAAGGCGATGCGCGTCACCCGCACCGTCCTCAGCTACCACGTTCCCGACCGCACCGCCGTCCACGACATCCTGCCCTACGCCCACGCACTTTATCCCTTCGTTGAGCTGCCCCGCGAGCGCGCCTCACGCCCCATCTTGGAATCCCGCGGCGTGCCGGAGATCGTCCAGACCGCCCAGGAAGAAGTCAAAATCCAACGCGACATGCGAGGCGACCGCGCCAGCATCGTCACGTTGCCCCCGCTCAAAACCCCCGCCGCGCGCGGCAAGATGGACCTCATCATGGGACCGGGCGTGCAGATCCCCGAGCGCCGCCCCGGCGAGATCACTTGGATGAACCCGCCGCAGCCTGACGCCGGCAGCATTGAGGTCGAAATGTCCATCCGCAACGACGTGGACAACTACTTCGGCCGCATCAGCGAAGCCGTCCCGCCGCAACGCTACATGCTCCACACGCAAGAGCTGGTCGATAGCTGGCTCCTCGATATGAAGCTGTGTCTGGTTCAGACGCTCGCGCTTTGTCAGCAGTATATGACCGCGGAAGAGGTCGCCCGCATCACCGGCAACGCAAATCTCCCGCTCACTGCCAGCCCGGCCGACATCCGCGGACGCTTTGATGTGACGTGCGAGTTCGACGCTCGGCTCCTCGACTCCGAAGCCCTCGGCGCCAAATTAGACTACCTGGCCAAAGTCTTAGTTCCCTTGGACAGCTTCGGCGTTATCGATCGAGTCGGCCTGGTCCAATATATGATGCAGGCAGTAGACCCAAATCTCGCCGGCATCCTCATCAAAGACATCGGCGCCGCTACCCAGGCCGAGCAAGAAGACGAACAAGGCGCCTTCGCAAAAATCGCCGCAGGCACCGAACCCCCGCTCAAGGAGGGCGGACAAAACGCGCAGGTAAGACTGCAAACCTTGCAGCAAATCATTCAGTCCAACCCCGCCGTCCAACAGCGCTACGCCCAAGACGAAATCTTCCGCAGCATGATCGACGCGAGAGCACAAGCCTTCCAATTCCAGTTGCAACAGCAGCAAAACGCAGTAATCGGCCGCACCGGCGCCCAGCCCGCGCTGCAAAAGATGGCGCAAGACCAGCAACTCGGCATGACCGCCCAACCCGCCGCCTAACCCATGCACCCGAACGTCTCAGTCAGAAACATCGCCGGACTAAACATCCCGCAGCACAACGCGGTTGAGCTGAATTACGTCTCCACGACAAACAATCTTTCGACGGTGGTCTACAAAGAAGGCAGCCAGACAGTCGCCACGCTCACCTTCACCTACGTCGGCGGCACGCCGTCCTCGGACGACGCCCGCATCGCCACCGTCACCCGCTCTTAAATCTCAAATTTCTAATTTCCAATGGGCTTCGCCTTCAATCCGTTTACCGGCAACTTCGACCTCAAGGGGTCTGGAGGCGGCGGCGGCTCTGCCTTCTTCGCTGGCGAAGTGGCGACCTATGCCGACCTCCCGCTCGACGGCACCGCCGCATTGGATAGCCGCTGGCTCGTCCGGTCGAATTCCGGAACGTGGCCCTTCTCGTCCTACAAACAAGCCGGCGTGTATGTGCGTAAGGCCATCGTCGGCGCCTCCCGCGACAACGACTACCAGCTCACCGACACGTCCTTCTTCGACGTGATGAGCGACAGCGCATTCCTCCTCTACGACGACGGAGATGCAACGAAGAACCTAAAGTTCCAACTCTCCGGCATCAGCGCCAGCACGACCCGCACGCTGACCATCACCAACCGCTCCGGCACCAACGTAGTCAGCGACACCTCCGCAGGCAGCGGCAGCGACGTGGTCAACAACATCGTTTCGCTCACCCAAGCCGAATACAACGCCATCGGAAGTCCCGACGCGGCCACGCTCTTCCTCATCACCGATCCGTAAGCCATGGCCCTCCTGCAAAAAGCCTATCTCGGATCGACGCCTCTCTTCCGCAATGAAGACTGGTTTGAGCAATCGTCATACACTCTCGTCAACGCCAGCGCCGAAGTGTCCATCACGGCCAACACTTCCGCGCACACCAAGGGTTCGTATTCCGAACTCATCGCCTCCACTTCCGCCAATGCGGGTCTGTTGGTGCTTATGGTGCAAGATGTGTCCACAGTCGCCACCAATACCGCCACACTCATTGACATCGCCACAGGGGCCAGCGGTTCTGAGACGGTCATTATTTCAAACCTCGCCGTTGGTGGAGCAGTAGCCACGGCTGGCCCAACAGGCGTTGCTGTTTCTATTCCGCTCCAAATCCCCAGCGGCACGCGCATCTCGGCTCGCATTCAGTCTGTTGTCACGGGCGGCAAAACAGCAACCGCACAAGTCTTCCTCTTTGATGTGGGCGGCGATTACGCCACGGCACCCACCAGCGTTGATGTCATCACCGGAGACACCGCCACCAGCCAAGGCATCAGCTTCAGCGGCGCCAGCGGCACGTGGGTTCAAGCCATTGCCTCCACTTCCCGCGCCTATCGCGCCGTGGCCATCATGCCGTCCACGCACAACAGCAACATTTTAACCATTGGCCCACAACTGGAGCTTGGCGTCGGCGCGTCAGGAAGCGAACAGGTGTTTGGCTTAACTGTTGCCTCTTATAACAACAACGAGGCCGTGCAGTCCTCGCCTCCGTATCTGTCGCTTTTTGGCCGCAACATTCCGAGCGGTTCCCGCCTTGCCGTGAGGCACAACATCGCCGCCAACCCCGACCGCTACGGCTTCACCCTCATCGGCATCCCCTAACATGCAAAACTGGCACCTCCTTTATAACACCACGACAGGCCAAAGCGTCAGCATCGGCACGGTCATTGCTGACCCGCTACCGGAAGGCATCACCGCGCTCCCGCTCACCGACGCCGAAGGCGAGGGACTGCAAAACGGCAGCCTCATCTGGGACGCCGCCAGCCGCAGCTTGATCGCAACGCCGCCGCCCAGCGTCACCGCCGAAGAACACCTCCGCAGTGTCGGCCTCGCAGGCGACCGCCAGCCCACACTTTTGTATCTGCGCCAGTCCCTCGCCGCCGCAGGCAAGACCTGCGCCGAGCTGGACGCCGTCGAAGCCTACTTGCAGCAGATCCTCACCATGTTCGCCGCCAATCCGGCGCCGCAAGCATCGTGGCCGAATCCCAGCGTCACTTTTGAAGCCGCCGTGCAGTCGGCCATGAACGCACTCAACAGCTAATGCGCACAGTCACCTTACAGTCTATCCTCCTCCGCGCATGGCAACGCAGCGGTAACGACGGCAGCGACATCGCCAACATCCCATCCGGCGCCAGAACCATGATGACCGCCGCCGCCAACGAGCGCATCAGCGACTGCTGGGAGTGGGCGGATTGGCCAGAGCTTATGCGCGTCGAAAGCCGCACTGTGCAGGGTGACGCTACGAACGGATATTACATTGACTACGAGCAGAGCGGCCAGACCGCCATGGGAGAGGTCTTTGGCGTCCTAAGAGACAACCCTGCAACCCACGCCGCGCCCCGCGCCATTGGCTTTACGCTCCTTGGAGATGCCATTCGTTTCCCCGAAGACACCGACCTGCCGACTAGCGTCTGGGTCAACTTCCGCATCCGCCCGACCGAATACAGCGCCAGCAACCTCACCGCGACCGTGCCCGCCGTCATCGCAAAGGCAGTCGGCTACCTCCTGACCTCGGATCTCCTCACCGAAGACGGACAACTGGACAAAGCACTCGCCATGGAACAGCTCGCCGAGTCCGAGCTGATCTCGCAGCGCGACAAATATTACTTTCAGCAAGGGCAGCCATCCACATGGACCGCCCGCGTCAACCAATATTGAACAAAAGATAACGAAGATAACGAAGGATTTTCCAAACCCTCAACCCTCAACCCTCAACTCTCAACTCTCAACTAACATCATGGGCTTCCCTAATAACAAAATCACCAACGGCCTGAGCGGCGGCATCTACATCGCCGACACCACGGCCCGCACCGGCGACTGGCTCGCCGTGCAAGTCCTCGCCGACGCCAAGTTCCACACCTTGACCGGCAACATCGCCGACATCGCAAACACCACCGACGCCAGCGCCCCGGTCATCCCGGCAGGCACTATCCTCTTCGGCAAGTTCACCGCCATCGACCTGCACAGCGGCCGCATCATCGCCTACACCGCCTAATGATCTTGGCGCCCACATTGTCGCTCAACACACCGGCTCGCGGATACGACGCCGACGCCACGGCCTTCGCCGCCGCGTCCGGCGCCACCGACGTGGCGGCACTGAGCGCCTTTGTCAAAGGCGTCAAAGAGCTGGGCCTTTGGAACTCGATGGTGTGTTGGCCCCTCCGCAGCAGCCAGAACGCAGGCACCGGCACCACGGCGTATTCGCTGGGTGGGTTGGGGACTTTTGATGGGACGCTGATCAATGGGCCGACTTGGGGTGTGGATGGGGTCAACATGGTTGCCAACAATCGCAGAATAACAACCGCGCTTGGTCCACTATCACAGCCGCTGACGGTGTTTTCAGTGCAGGCTATGGACGCGTCTGCGACATCTGGAATTGTATATGACAACACAACCAATGCTGGGGGCGACAGAACGCACTTATACAACAATGGCAACAGCACAGATTTGCAGATATTTGCCGGAACAGGCGTCAGCGGCGGGACATTTACAGATGATGTAATGTTTGCCTTCCAAGTTGGATTTAACGGTGTTTCCTCGACCTACAGCAAAGACGGATCAACGCCATTGACCATAAATCCCGGCGCTGGGGCCGCGACCCAATTCCGCATGGGCGCGCCTTCAGGCGGCGCGCAAAACGGTTCTTTGCTGGCGTTCTGTGGCGTTATTACCGCGGCAAACACGCCATCTCTCTACACCCTCTACAAACAAACCCTCGGCACCGGCCTCGGACTCCCATGAGCAGCTTCGAGACCACCGAACGCATCATCGCCGTGCCCGCCGCCGCGGTAAGCACGATGTTTCCCGACCTGCTCGCGCAGTATGGCCAAGAACTGCCCGACGCCGGACGAAGCATCCTCACCATTGGCGGCCACTATGACGACGCCGCGAAGACCCGCATCCGTGCCGCCAGCCTCACAGACGGCACCATCACCGGCCAGCCGCTCACGGACGGGCGCCTCGCCTTCCGCTGCCTCTGGCAAGCCGACCTCGCCGCCGCGTTTGATGCGGGCGAGATCGACGGCGTCGAGCAACTGACGGAAGAACAACTCTCAGCCCTCATCTTGCAACCCTCAACTGCCCCATGACGTATTGGCACACACATTTTTCAACGACCGAAAAAGGCGTCATCGGCACGGCCACGTCCATCGGCTCCTCGGCGTTTTCTATGCTGCCCCACTTGGAAGCAACCCTCCGTATAGGCGGACTAATTATAGGAATTTTGGTCGGACTGGCCACGCTCATCAGCGTCCTTCACGACATCAGGAAAAAACAGAAAGAACTAAAGAAATGAGAAACTGGAAAACAACGACCCTCGGCGTCTTAACCGCCATCATCGCCCTCGCCACCGGAGCCAAAGAGTTCCTCGCCAGCGGCAGCATCCCCGACATCGGCCTCATCGCCGCCTCGCTGACCGCCGCCTATGGCTTGGTCATGGCGAAAGATGCCTCGGCACGCCTCTGACTCCATGCCCACCCGCGTCACAAAAGCCATTGCAGTTGCGATCCTCGCCGTGAGCTGGGCTGTCGCTGCGGGTGGTTGCGTGACCATCGGGTATGACTTCTTGAAGCAGCAGGCCACCGTGACCTTCGACGCAAAGACCGTCAAAGAACCGACCAAGTGATCCCCAAGAGCCGACCACAACAAAAGCGCGACGAGACGCTGAAGCAGCTCAAGGCTGCCAACGTCAGCGACCCGGTGTGTCTTGTCGGCATTCGTGGCTACTACCGCGACAGCATGGGCGCGACCGGCAAGAACGACCGAGGCATCTATGACGACGCGCTCATCCTTGTTTCGCCCAATGTCCACGCCGCATTCAACGCCAACGTCGATCCGGCCCGCAGCGGAAAGAACCCAAAGATCGGCAAAGGCTACGCATCGCTCAAGTCAGGTGTCTACCGCTACCGACTGGGCAAGCACGGCATTCGGAGCGGCAACCCTTACAAAGCTCTGGTGCAGGGCGATGCAGTCACCGTCCAGCGCGACGGCGGCAAGGAAGAGACCGGCCTCTTCGGCATCAACATCCATCGCGGCGGAATCACCCGCACCAACAGCGAAGGATGCCAGACCCTGCCGCCCGCCCAGTGGCCCGCCTTCATCTCCCTCGTTGAGTCCGAGATGAAAAGGAACAACGCCAAGACCGTCAGCTATGTGCTGACCAGCCGCAAAGACATTTCCTAAACCTCTCAACCCTCATCTCTCAACCCTCAACTTTCCCATGGCCAAAACAATCGGACAACTAACCCAAGCCACCACCCTCGCATCCGGCGACGAGTTTGTCATCGAGCAGAGCGGACTGACCAAGCGCATCGCTGCCTCCGTTGTGCGCGGCGGACTGGTCAATGCGGACATTGATGCGGCAGCCGCCATCGCCCACACAAAGCTGGCCAACATCACCGCAGGCCGCGTGCTCCTCGGCAACGCCAGCAACGCGCCGACTGCTACGGAGCTGACTGGGGATGTGACGGTGAGCAGCACTGGCGTGACCTCCATTGCAGCAAACGCAGTGGTGACGGCGGATATTGCGGATGCCAATGTCACCGCAGCCAAGTTGAGCGGAGCGCAAACAGGCTCGGCGCCGATCTATGCGTGCAGGGCTTGGGTGAATTTTGATGGGACTCGCAACGAAGGCGACACCGGCGCGTCCACCAACGGGGCAAACGTCAAGATTCGCGGCAGCGGGAATGTGGCCAGCGTGCTTAAAAACGCAATCGGTGACTATACCGTTACATTTACAACCGCCATGCCGGACGCGAACTATGCCGTGCTTGGTTCAGTTGCCGGATCTACCACCGTCGATCAGCGGTCGTTCATTACTGCAAGCAACGCGGCTTTGGCGGCAGGGTCTGTAAGAGTCTTATGCGTTGATGTGAATAATACAGTCAACGATTGCAATAGTCAGCAAGTTGCCATCCTCCGCTAAATGCCCCTAGAAAGCCCCATCCTCCGCGACGGTGACGCCGGATTCGCTGGTTATGCCAGCCGGATCAATCCGGTTGCGCTGCCTGCTGGCATGCTCCAGCTCTCGGAGAACATGCGGCTGGACCGTGGGGTTGCGGTGACGCGCAAAGGCGCCAAGCGCATGGCGGATGCCATCAGCGTGGCCAGCTCACCGCTCACGGTGCCCTTTGTGCTAAACCCTGCGCCCAACGCGCCGGTCGTGCAGAGTGTCTATTCCGGCGGCATCTTCGCGGCCAGCGTCTACCGCTCGCCCGACCAAGTGCAGAGCGCCGAGATCGTTGTGCTGGCTGGCGGCGACCGCGCTTACACCATCCTGCTGGACGACAACCAATCCTTCGCCGGTGTCTGGGCGGGCGGCTTTCTGGTCACTGCCGTCTCGCAGGGCAGCGAAGAGATCGTGGACGAGAACGGCGACACCATCGTCATCAGCGTGCTCCCGCAAGAACTGGGCTACCCGACATCGCCGGACGAGGTCATCGAGCCGACCGACACGATTTCCATGACGCAGGCCAACGACCGCCTCTACCTCTTCCGCGAAGCCGACGCCTCGCGTCCGGGCTGGGTCATCAAGAACGTGACCACCGGCGGCATCACGGTGGCGTCCACCACGGCGACCGTCAACCTGACCGGCCACGGATTCCCCGCCGGTGCCCGCGTGCGCATCGAGGGGAGCACTGTCGCGGCCTTCGACGGCGTGGAGTATGACATCGCCACGTCATCCACCAACAGCTTTACCATCACCGTGCCGAGCGGCACCGCGACCGACGCCACAACGAGCGGCCGCACCATCCGTCGAGTAAAGGCACCTTTATACTGGGACGGCATCACGACCGCTTTTGTCCGCAGTCCCGCAGGCGTGCCCGCCGGACTCTCGGCCACCTACAAGACCATGCGCTCGACGCCGTGGGGCACCTACGTCAACAACCGCCTCGTCCTTCCTGACGGCAAGAACAACGTGCTCATCTCGGACATCCTCGATGCGAACACCTACGATCCCTACTGGCAGTCCTTCCGCGCCGGTGCGGGCAGCAATGACTTCGTCGTCGCGGTGCATCCGTGGGTGGAGAACAGCTTCCTCGTCTTTTGTAGAAAGTCCATCTGGCTCGCGGAGGTCAACCAGTTTGCCAGCGTGGACGGCGCGAGCACGGCCATTGACACGGCGCTCAGTAAGCTCACGCTCCTCACCGACGAGGTCGGCTGCGCGGCCCGCCGCTCCATCGCCACGGCGGGGCAGTTTGTCTATTTCCTCAGTGACTCCGGTGTCTACCGCCTTGACAGCCGCCTTGACTTGAAGCTACGCGGCGACACCAAGCCTCTCAGCGACCCTATTGCAAACCAGCTCGACGACCTCAACGCCACCCTGCTCAAGAACTCGGTCGGCCTCTGGTATAGCAACCGCTACTACCTCGCGGTCCCGCTGGCCGGTGCCGACAACAACAACGGTGTGTTTTTATACAATGCCCTGAACGACCAGTGGGAAACCCGCGACATCTACGGCTTCGGCGTGGATGACTTCGTTGTCGCCACCCGCGCCAACGAGCGCCGCCTGTTCGTCAGCAACAAGGCCGGACGCCTCATGCTCCTCGACGAGATCGAGGAAGGCGACCAGTCGCCCGACGTGCAGGCCGATGTCATCACGCCGGTCCCCGGCCGCATTGTCACCCGCCGCTATGGCATGGGCAGCATGACAACGAAACGCTTCGTCCGCTCGCTCGCCGATGTCGTCCTGCCCAACACCGGCTCGGTCACGGTCAAAGCCATCACCATCAACCCCGACGCCACGATCACGCTGGTGCCGGGGCAGACCAACACGTCCGGCCTCGCGGAAGACTACACGCTCAAGCAGCCGATCCGGCAGAAAGCGCATTACTGCGAACTGGAATTTCTAACCACGGCGAATCGCCCAGAGATCCGCAACGTCAGCATCGAAGCGGCAGGGCCGAGCAACCCGCCGACCGAGACAAGGAATGCAGCTTAATAACTAAGGAGAACAATATGGCAACAGCAACTACAGGATATACATGGGCCTCTGGCAACACGGTCTTGCCGGGCCTGCTCAACCAGATGGTCAATAGTGCAACGATCACGTTGAGCAATGACGAAGTCACGACCGCGAAAATTGCGGACGCGAACGTGACTAACGCCAAGCTGGCCAGCGACATTGACGCCAGCAAGTTGACCACCGGCACGCTGCCGATTGCGCGGATCGCCGACGATGCCGTCACCAACGACAAGCTCTCGCTCGCCGCCAACGCTGGTGAAATCAAAAAGGCGCTCAACGCCGACAACGACCCGCCGATCTTTGCGTGCAGGGCTTGGGTGAATTTTGATGGGACCGCTGGTTCAACGGTGGACGGAGAATTTCGCTGCACGATTCGCGCAAGCGGCAATGTGAGCAAGGTTGTTCGCATTGCAACTGGCGCTTATACAATCACATTCACAACGGCAATGCCGGATTCAAATTATGCTTTTGTTGCAACAAATGCTTACAGAAATGCCGGAAGCGCCGAAACCGCAGTGTCTACGTCTCAAACAAGTTCAGCATGCACAATAGTAACTGCTGATATAGGCACACACACACAAGTCGATGTTGCTGTCGCAAGCCTTGCCATTTTCCGATGACCCCATGGCAAAGCGCAAAACACTGGTGGGACAACCACTCAACGCAAGACTTCTGGCAGCTTGTCGGCGAGCATCTGAGCAGCGGCTTAGTCCACGCCACACCGGAAGTCTTTCTGCTGGCCAGCGAGTTGCGGTGGAACGCGGAGGAAGAACGCTTTGAAAGCGGCGAGCCAAATTGTTGGTTCGTCACTTTGGCTGCTGCTGTTGGCCGCGCAAACCCTGTTCGGGAGTTTATGCGTGTGGCGACTCGGCCGCAGCAATACGCGGCATGGTGCCGACGTGGGAGCTTTGAGCCGCGAGTATACGATTGGGACAAACTAATTAAGAAAACAGGAGGATAATACTATGGGAGGAAAAGGACCAAGCGCACCCGCGCCGCAACCAGTGCCAGCGGCGCCCGCGCCGATTGATTACGATAAGATGGCCGCCGCGTCGATCCGCGTGGCCAATGCACAGATCGCTGCAGAAGAGGAGTCGATCAAGCGGCTTTATCCGCAATACATCAACATGCAGTTTGGCACCGCCGACCAGCTCGCCGGTCGTCTCAACAACGAATACCTCCAGCGCACACGCGGCGTCATCGGCGAGGAGCTGCAAGCGGCGTCCGCGCCGAACGCCATCGAGGGCGAGCTGCAACGTCAGGCGGAATCAGAGCTTATGCTCGGACGCTCGCTCTCCCCTGAACAGCAGCGCGAAGCCTCGCAGTCTGCCCGCGCGGCCTTTGCGGCTCGCGGTCTGGGCACCTCGATGGGGAGCAGCGCGGCTGAGATTCTCAACCGGGATGCCTATGGGCAGCAGCGGCTAGATGCGCGGCGTGGGTTTGCGGCTGGCGTGAACCAGATGGATCTGGCGCGCAGGCAGCGGCGGATTGGTCTCGGCGGGATGTATATGGAGATGGACCCATATCGTCAGGCGCTCGGACCCGCCTTTGGCCTCGGCGGCGACACGCTGCGCACCTCGCAGGGTCAGGTGAGTAATATCTTTAACAACTCGCTGGCCCAATCCGGCAACGTGATGACCTTCAACACGAATATGGCCGCCAGCAACCGCAACGCCATCCTCAACAATAATGCCGCCATGCAGGCCGCAGCAATGCAGGCCGGTGCCTCGCAGAACGCGGGCATGATGGGGATGTTTGGCGGGATCGGCGGCGGCATCGCTTCCGGTGCTGGCATGGCTATCGCAGGCGCCTCTTTCTAATGACCTACGAAGACAAAGTCTCCTACGCCCACCGGCTCATCGAGCAGTCGCTTGCCGAGTTTGGCAATCCATGCATTGCTTGCTCTTTCGGCAAGGACAGCATGGTGGTGCTGGACTTGGTGCGGCGTCACCGCGACGACCTGCCGGTGGTGTTCCACCGCGAGCCTTGGCAGCCGCACAAGTATCGGTTCGCCGATGCGGTGATCCAGCACTACGGACTGCGGGTCTACGATTTCCCGCC